TGGATTAGGCGTGCTTTCGGGCTTAGTGACTGCTTAAGCCACTTGACAGCATGCTAAGCGGGTACAACTGAGTACCCGCTTAGACAGAGCAAGAAAGGAGACAGAACGATGGCAGACCTTATTCCTGGGCTTCATCCGGCAGTACGTAGTCCCGGTGATGCGCTTGGAGGCGAGTTTATTGCAGCGGGGGCAGGAGCAGGCTTCGGCATGCTTGGCAACTTCTCAGGGACCAATACAGAAGCCGTGCCGAATAACCAGGGCACCTATGCGCTCTTTACGCCGAGCACCTTTAGCGTGCCGCTTGAGCCTGCGGTCTATAACGCAATGGATGTGCCGACGCCGCCACTCTCCATTGACTATGAGCCATAGGGGTGCGGCATGGATGTCACCGATCAGTTTGGGAAAGAGTTTGGAACACAGGGCAATCCGCTCGCCACTAATCAGGTCGTCGGGACGCCGGTCTACAGCCCGCCAGCCACATCAACGACGGGCGGGCAATGCGTCGCGACACTCCCTGCCGACACGACAGGCAAGAAGACCACCTACCTCAATGGCTTTTTTGCCTCGTTTGACTCATCGACGGCAAAGTCTGTCTTTGTGACCGTCTCATTCGATGGAGGTATCACGACGCATATGAGCTTCCTGCTTGCGTCAAGTGCATCGGTGCCGGGCGAGATTAGCCCGCCTTTCTCTGATCCCATCCCTGCAATCAAGCCGGGTACCGCGATTGTTGTGACGGTGCCAGCGCCAGGGGGCGCAACGCAGTCGGTATCATGCCAGGCTTGGGGCTATCAACTATGAATACGTACCTGGATCAACTGGACTTCATACGCGCCACAATTGGACTGGAATACCAATCACTCATTGGCAATTCTACCCGCTTTACCAGCATACAGGCGGCGTCGGCAACATCGCTTGCGGTGCCTGCATCCGGAGTGGGAAGCGTGACGGTCCCGTTGAACTTTTTCGATAGGATAACCATTTTTGATGGGAGTAATACCGAGGTGGTCCAGGTAGGCAGTGCAGGAGCAGCGGTAGGAGCCACATCCATTCCCCTGCTCTCCGGCACTTCTTTACAGTTTACACATGCCGTTGGTGTGGCATGGTGCTCGGATGGCACCATAGGCTCACTCGCTGATCAGATCGTGGACGCATCGGCCTGGGTGGAGACCTTCTGTAACCAGGCGTTACTACTCACGACCTACACCAATGAACTGCTTGCCATGCCGACGATGCGAGCAAGCACCAAT